CTTATTAAACAAGAACTAAAAGACAATGATGTCTCACAGCTTCAAGGCAAGTTAGCAACACTAGGCGTTAACCTAATTACAATTATGGAACAACAAGAAAAGCTATTATTGATTGATGAAAATGTAGATAGTTTAGAGAAAGACATTGAGACTATGAAAGCTACTGTAGCTAAAGCAGAGTTAATGACAGCTAACTTAAACAAGCTTGACGGTCAGCTAAAAACAATTAGCCGTGAAATAGAAGACTTGTGGAAAGGTATGGATTACCTGTCAAACCCTTTAAAATAGGATAGAGATATGTTAGATAAACTGATAGGCCCAGTGACCGGACTGCTTGACAAGTTCATTGAAGATAAGGATCAGCGTAACGCCTTAGCTCACGAGATTGCTACGATGTCTGAGCGTCACGCCCAAGAGATTTCTAAAGGACAGTTAGAAGTAAACAAGGTTGAGGCGGCACACAAGAGCTTGTTTGTTAGCGGATGGCGACCTGCTATTGGTTGGATCTGCGGATTTGCTTTAATGTATTCTACAATCTTAGCACCAATACTAGGCATTTGGTTTACTGTCCCTGCTGTAGATAGTTCACTTCTTACAAGTGTACTGATGGGCATGTTGGGACTAGGTGCAATGAGAACTGTAGAGAAAACAAAATCAGTAGCGAGGGACAAGTAATGGCGGCAAAGAAAAAGTCAACAGTTAATGCGGCAGGTAATTATACCAAGCCTACAATGCGTAAGAATTTATTTAATAAGATTAAGGCTAGTACTAAAGGCGGTAAAGCAGGTCAATGGAGCGGAAGAAAAGCTCAAATGCTTGCTAAAGAATATAAATCTAAAGGCGGTGGTTACAAATGAAGGTAGGCTTTACTTGCTCTGCTTTTGATTTGTTACATGCAGGACACATTTCTATGTTGCGTGATGCAAAAGAACAGTGCGATTATCTTATTGTAGGACTGCAGGTAGACCCATCTATTGATAGAGCAGATAAGAATCCTCCAGTACAAACACTTGTTGAAAGATACACGCAACTTAAAGCTGTTAGTTATGTAGATGAAATCATACCATACATAACCGAACAAGATTTAGAAGACATCTTATCTATGTACCACATAAATGTAAGAATACTGGGTGCAGAGTATTTAGAAAAAGACTTTACCGGAAAAGATATATGTAAGAAAAGAAACATTCAAAATTATTTTAACGAGAGATCGCACAGATTTTCTTCTAGCGATTTAAGAAACAGAATAGTAAAGGAGATTACAAATGAAAGGTGTTAAACATTATAAGAAAGACGGCACAGAGCATAAAGGTTCTAGTCACAAGATGGCTGATGGTACTCTACACACTAATAAGTCTCACACTAAGACAAGTGTAAAGTTATTTCATTTAAAGGACTTGTCAGCTAAAGCAAAAGTTAAGGCGAAAAAGTAATGGCTCTTAAAAAATCTCAGAAGTCTTTGAAGAAGTGGACAAACCAAGATTGGACTACAAAGTCTGGGAAGCCTAGTGCTAAAACGGGTGAAAGGTATTTGCCTAAGAAAGCTATAAAGGCTTTGACACCTGCACAGTATGCGGCAACCACCAAGAAGAAGAAAGCTGACACCGCTAAGGGCAAACAACACAGCGCACAGCCTAAGAAGGTTGCGGCCAAAACTAAAAAGTATAGGGTCTAGATATGGCAACTCCAAGAAAAGGCAAAGCCAAAGTAAAAATAACCGCTAGTGGAAAGAAGGTTAGCTATGGTCAAGCAGGAAAAGCAAAGGATGGTGGCTCTAGAGTTAGAGCAGGTACATCGAAGGGAGATAGTTACTGCGCCCGAAGTATGGGTATAAAGAAAGGACTATCTAAAAAGAAACAAAATGACCCTAACACTCCCAACAACTTATCACGTAAGCGTTGGAAGTGTTCGGGTGCAAAGTCTAAAAAGTAAACTACTAGTGGTTCAGGGCGCTAAGTTCGTTTTCTAAGAATTGATGAAGCGGCTCTAGTTTTTGTTTCATAAGTTGTACAATGTTTCTCATAATTAACAAATCATCTCCTTTAAACACTTTATTTAAATCGTTGTCGGGGATGCCGCTCATCTCTGTAACAACAACCCCCTCACAATTAATCAAGACTTTAAAACCTATAATGTTAGCTTCCTTGCCTTTATTAAACGATCTCACAGGCTCCACCTACACATGCTAACTCTTGTGATCCTGTAGTGTTGTCTTCCATTTCAAAGTTTCCAAGGTCTTGCCAATCAACCCCTTTAGGCATAGACGCTAGAAGTTCTTTATATTTAGCGGCATCTATGTCTTCATACGGAGCTTGCTGATAAACATGGTCACTAACTGGCAACAAACTAATACCACTACAAAGATCAAAGTTGTCCCATATCCACTGAGCTACTTGCAAGAACTCGCTGTCAGTATAGTATACAGTGATGCTTGGTTTATGCTCACACCAGTGATTCTGATAAGCTTTCCAAAGTTCTAGCTGTTGCATAGCGCCTACTTCTTTTACTGTCACGCTACCTTTAGGCGCTTTAACAGGGAAGCTAAAGACAGACGAAGAGGGTGACATAACATCCTGCTCTACTGGGAATCCTTTGTCTTCCATAAAGACTGCAAGTGGATCTTTTTTGTCTGAGCGTACTCTTCTGACATAGTACTTAGAAAAACGAGGGTGAATACCAGAGGCACTATCAACAAGCTGAGATACAGTACCGCTTGGCTTAACAGCAGTAATAGCTGTAGACTGATTAATTCCAAGCTTCTTAGCCCATTCCTCATTAGTTTTAATAGCCACATTTTTTATTTCCTCTAGCCATTCGGCTGTCTTATCTGTAGATTTTCCAATAACGCTATGATCCATAATGCCTGTCATGCTCACACCAAGCAATGCTTCTTCTTCTGTGTTCTTCTTCCACACATTACGCAAGTAACGGAAGTCAGTAAGTGTTGCTTGAAGAGTACCGATGATAGCCGCAATACGACATTTCTTTTTAAGACTTTCAAGGTTATCACTTGACCGGACAACAATCTCACTAAGGTTGCAAAACTGGTTAGATCGTAAAATTATCTCCGAACAGGGATTTGTCCCGAAGTCTTGATCAGCGTCACGCCTACCGTTCCTAGCCGCAATCTTCTGTGCCGCTACACGGCTAAAGATACCACGCTCACCTGCCTTACTCTCATACATAGTCTGCATCTCAGACAAGAAAGCGGAGAAGTCAGGCTTCTCTGTGTACGCTACGCTGTTGTTAGCCAATGCACGTTGACCTTCATGTCTCCACCAATCACCTGACTTAGCTTTAGCCATACGTTGATCTGAAAGATTAGATAGGCTAATGAGTGCTGATCGTCTAACACCACCTACGACTACGATGTCTGCAATCTTACACACAATGTCGTGACACTCAATGGAGGTTAGCTTACGTCCTGATGCTTTCTGGAACACTATAATACAAAAGTTAAACAAGTCTACTAAAGGATCAGGGCCAGATGCTCGACCACCAAAGGTCTTTAGTCTCTCTCCTGCACCGCGCACTCGACTAACATCCCACTTAGGAATCTTACCTGCATAGAGCATAGCAATCAACTCGCGGAAGGCTGATGCCCAACCAATCTTGCTGTCGCTCACCATGATAACGCTGTCAGTATCGTGGAAACTCTCAGCAACTTCTGGAAGCTTGTTGATAAAGTTACGCTCAACACTAAAGCCTACACCTGTACCACACATAAGAACATACATCAACTCGTCAAAGGATCGCGGAGAATCAATGTGTAGGTAACTACAGTTAAATCCTGCTACGTTGTCTTTGTCCAGTGCTACACCTGCTGTCATCATACATCGCATAGAGGGCATGACTTCTAGATTGTAGATAGCGTCATACAACTCTTGTCCTTCCTTGACTGTAATCTGCTCACGATCTCTCCAGAACTGCACGTAGCGAAAGACTGTTTCTGCCCACGTTTCTCTACGGCTATGCTCTGGCATCCAACGTGCATAGCGGCTCTTGTGTATAAACTGTTGATACTGATCCATTAATTGTTCTCCTTGGTTACTTTGTCTGTTAATAATGCTAGATACCACATAGCTTTTTGTAAGTCTTCTACCTGCTTGCCTTTGTAATCATAGCGCCAAAGGTATTTCATACAGTTACCCTTGAGATAACCCTTGAAAGCTACCGAAGACATAGACTCTTCAATGGCTTCAATGCATTCTATATTACCAGTATTGTAATGCTTTGGCTTGTTGACTACATCTTCAAGCGAAGGCTTCCTAGTTGCAAGATCCTTTAAAGCAGTTCGTATAGCTTCTTCGTGTCCATATTCATGTGCTTCTTTCATAGCCATATCAATGTAAGGCTGATTGTCTATTGTGCTTTTATCAATAGCAGGATGTTCTTTACGTACTCTATCCCAATCTGATGGTGTTGCGTCATTTAATCGTCTGGTCATGTTCTATCTCTGTATAAAGGTTAATGGGGGGTTCTTTGCGCTTAGTATCTTTTAATTTAGAAGCAGAGTTAATCTTCTTAAACTTCTTCTTCCTTAAAAACCTATCGCGCCTTTCGTCTTTACGGCTAATGTCAGTCAAAACTCTCCCTCTTCTTTGGGTTAATCCAACTATCAGGGATGCTCTCTTCGCTGAACCATCT